AAGAAAATCCAGAAGGTGATTACAACCAAGACGAAATAGAATCAGCAATTGAATCTTATGTTGACGATAATGAAGATGAATTTGTTTCATTTTTAAACGACCAAGGATTCGACAAAAATGAAATTTTGTATTATGTTGATAATGAGGCTGTAATAGATTATGTAATTGATAATGATTCTTGGGGTGATATTTTAGGTAGTTATGACGGTGACCACGATGAAATTGATGTAAATGGAAATACATTTATTGTAATGAGATATAATTAATTTATTTACAGGTTAGAAACTTTTTCTTACATTTTAAGTATGGAAACAAGTTGGATTTTTCATGAGCCAATAGATTTTGAACATAAACAATATGTTCTTTTGGCTTATTTACAAAAAATTAAAAAAAATCTTAATAATTTAAAACTTTACCCCAATTTTCAACAAATTTCTCTACATTTGGCAAATATAAATCTTGTTATTGAAAAAGGACAATACGTAACTTTAAATAGACAAATAAAAGAACCTGACGACGAAATTTTAATTACCGATTTAGTTCCTTTAAACGTACCTGTTTTCTCAAAAGAAGAACTTGACGAGTTATTTAAAATATGTTTGTTTTCCTCTGAAAAACTAAAAGACGAATTTAATCAGGCAAAGGCAATTTGGGAAATAGCAAATGATTCTATTTCTATAGAGGTATTGCAAAACAAAAACGCAACTTCAAAAAAACAAGGACTATTTTATATTGAGTATGATAATAAGTTTACCCTTTACGAATTTATTATTAAACCAATTAAAAAAAACTCAGTAGAAACAAAAAATTTAATAAAAAAAATTTGTGTATCCGAAGATAACACTTTTGAAGGATGTTTTGCCGATATTAAAAAACCCCTAATAAAAAATTTAGAAGATAAAGATGTTCATAAAAATTTAATTTTATTCAAAGTTGTACACACAAATCAGTTTCCTCTAAGAGAAACATTATTACCAATCGCCAAAAGAAAAGTAATGAATTACATAAATCAGTCAAAGTTTATTGAGGTTAATAATTTGACAAAAAAAATATAATAAATTATTATTAAAACATGGAAATTAATTTTTATAACATTCTTAAAAAGTTAGCCCAAGATTATCCAAACGACATGGATTTTGGTTCTAAAGTTAGAAGAGTTCTTTTAGAGTTAGAAGGTGAGGTTGAAAATGAAGTTTTATCTGTCGCTGCTGGTAAAATGGAAATCGATTCAGACTTAGAAAAGTTGAAACCGACTGAAGAAGAAATATCTAAGTTAGAAGATTTTCTTAATAATATTAAAACAAACGAAGATGGGGTTTAATAAGAGATTTTTAAACAAAGAACAAATCTTAAGAAACCAACATCACATTATGGAATATCTTGATGCAGACGCCGTTTTTTTGATGGACGAGTTTTCTCGTGAAGTTTACAAATTATTTAATAGTGGTTCGGACGAAGAAACAATAATCAATTATATAAACAATAATAAATGAAAGTTAAATTAGAGTACGTTTGGCTCGATGGATATAAACCTGAACCAAATTTAAGAAGCAAAGTTAAAATTGTAGATTACGAATCAATTAAAAATACAATACAGGTTGGTAAATTACCAATTTGGAATTTTGACGGTTCTTCAACAAACCAAGCGGATACTGGAAACTCCGATAGAATATTAAAACCTGTAAGAGTTTACACTAGATATGGGTTTCCATTAGAAAACAGTACAGTTTATGTTTTATGTGAGGTTATGGATTCAGAAGGTAAACCACATGAATCTAACATGAGAGCAAAATTAAATGAAGAAGAAGAAGGTCTTTGGTTTGGTTTTGAACAGGAGTATTTTATCCGTGAAGAAATCAACGGAAATATTCTTGGACACAAAAGAAATATCCTAAAAGGTCAGGGAGAATATTATTGTGGTGTTGGACATAATGTTGCCGGACGTGATTTTGTTGAAGACCATTTAAATATGTGTTTAGAATATGGTATTGATATTACAGGAACAAATGCAGAAGTCGCGTTAGGTCAGTGGGAATACCAAGTATTTTCAAAAGGTAAATTAAAAGGTGGAGATGACCTATGGATGAGTAGATACTTCCTGTATAAAATTTCTGAAAAGTATTACTATCATATTGATTTACACCCAAAACCACTTACACATGGTGAATGGAATGGCTCAGGATTACACACCAACTTCTCTAATAATACTATGAGAAATGAAGGAGGATACGATTATTTTATGGCCATTTTTAATTCATTTGCATCAAGACATGAAGACCACATCAAAGCATATGGTTCAAACAATCACTTACGTTTAACTGGCGGATTTGAGACACAATCTATTGATAAATTCAGTTGGGGCGTATCTGATAGGGGAGCGTCAATTAGAGTTCCACAGGACACGGCAAAAGAATGGAAAGGTTATGTTGAAGATAGAAGACCAGGTTCAAACGCTGACCCGTATAAGATTATTAGAGAGGTATCAAAGTCATTAGATACTGCAAAAGAAATTTTAGAAATTAAAACTAATATGAAATCTAATGTAAAAGTTTCAGGATTAAGTGAAAAATATAAAACATTATCCAATGAAGAATTATTAAAAGAATATAGAGAAGAATAATGGAACAAGTAAATCACCCAAAACATTATGGCGGAGAAGATAACACTTACGAAGCAATCAAAGTTATTGACGCTTGGGAATTAGGGTTTAGTTTAGGAAACACAGTAAAATATATATCACGTGCAGGAAAAAAAGGAAAAGATAAAGAACTTGAAGACCTCAGAAAGGCCCTCTGGTACCTACAACACCACATCGAAACGCTTGAAAAATAAAACAGGTCTTGATAGGGAAATAAATGTTTGGGACGCCCTTACAACCCCAAATGAATTATTAAGAGAAACCCTTATAAATTTTATGTGGGGATTTTTAGGTAATTCAATAGTAGTTTTCGTAGCAAAAGAACTGGACTTTATGGTTTTAATTAACTACATTGTTTATTACATATTGATTTCTTACATTGTTAATAGAAAAAAATATGAAACCATGTTAGGTAAATTTATTGTCCTACCTGGTTCAGCTGCGGCAGGAGCATTTACAGGATATAAATTAGCACAAATAATAGCACAAATGATATAAATTTAACTATGAAAAAAATAATATTTGTTTTTTGTTTTCTTGTTTATTCGATTATGTTGTGTCAAACAACAAACACCGATTCTGTAAATGTAAAAAAAGTTCCATTACTTTATATCAAAGATATAAATGGTAAAGAATATAACACTGCGGCGTTTGGGTTTAACGGGCCGGTAGTTATAAATTTTTGGGCCACATGGTGTGCACCATGTAAAAAAGAATTAATGGCAATTCACGATGTATACGAAGATTGGCAAAACGAACTTGGAGTAAATTTGATTGCTGTTTCTGTTGATGACGAAAAAACAAAAAGAGACGTTATCACATACGTAAACGGTAAAGGGTGGGAGTACATTATATTATTAGACACTAACGGAGATTTTAGAAGAATCATGGGTGTAAATAATGTTCCTCATACTTTTTTATTAGACAAAAACGGAAATATTGTTTATAGTCATAACAATTACTCACCTGGAGACGAGGAAATACTTTATGAAGAAATAAAAAAATTAAAAAATTAAATAATTTTAAAAAAATGATAGAAACAAATAAAATTATAAATGGAGATTGTATTGAGGTGATGAAAACTTTACCTGAAGGTTGTATTGATTTAGTTGTTACTAGTCCTCCTTATGGTGTGGGAATTGATTATGATGTACATGAAGATGATGTTGAGTTCACAGAGTATGTTGAATTTGCTAAGTCTTGGTTGTCTGAAACGTATAGATTATTAAAAGACGATGGACGAATTGCTTTGAATATCCCATATGAAATCAACAGACAAAAAAAAGGTGGACGTATTTTTTTTGTTTCTGAAATGTGGCAAATCATGAAAGAAATTGGATTTGGTTTTTTTGGTATTGTCGACCTTGAAGAACAATCACCACATAGAAGTAAAACTACCGCTTGGGGTTCTTGGATGAGCCCATCATCACCTTATATCTACAACCCAAAAGAGTGTGTTATTTTAGCGTATAAAAAACACCATATTAAAAAAGTTAAAGGAGAACCGCAATGGATAGGAACACCAACTGAGGTTGAAAATAAAGATGGTATAGTAAGAACTAAAAATGTATATGAAGAAAATGATAAGAAAGAGTTTATGGAACTTGTGTTTGGTCAGTGGAATTACTTTGCAGATACTAAATCACTCACCAAGGCAACGTTCTCGATGGACATTCCAACCAAAGCGATTAAGATACTATCCTACAAGAACGATATAGTTATGGACCCATTCGCAGGTAGTGGTACCAGTTTAGTGGCCGCACAAATACTTGACCGAAGATGGTTGGGTATAGAACTAAGTGAAAATTATACAAATATCGCAAGAACAAGAGTTGAATACTTCAAAACATTAGAAACCTTACAAGAAAACCCACCATTATAGTGGGTTTTTTATTTTGATGGGTATTT